TTACATCGTCTTCGACGTTCCGGATGTCGGTTACACGCCGGCTGAGCAGCTCGCCGTTTGGGTCGGGTTCAACACCTGGCTCACGGCGACTTCGAACGCGGTCATCTCTAAGGCCCTCGGTGGGGAGTCGTAAAACTACGACTTCACCCCTTAGGGTCGGAGACAACCGCGGAGCTAGAGGAGTGGCTGGAGGGCAGTCTTCCGAAAGGAAGTTTGCTCGTTCCAAGTCACCAGGTGGCCGTCGAGATAATTCTCCTGGCCGCCGACGCTATGACTACGATCCACGTGTCACCTTCGGTCGAAAGACCGTGGTACTCATGGTTATCGTGGGTCAAGCGTTCTATCTAGCTGGTGATGCCTTGCTTTTCGGTCACAATTTGTGCCCGTAAGCAAGGAGCGAGATCCTGCGATCTCCAAATTGTAGTTCAGTATCCATAGGAACTGGGAAGTTTTGGGTTACAACCCAGGATTACCCTACTTGTGGATGCTTTCCACAATCAACGCAACTCATATGAGGAGTAGCTTATGAAGTATGACAGTATCACCGAGTTCCTCGAAAAGCTCGAGGAGCACACGGAATCCTGCCTACGCCGTGGCGTGGGGCCGGCTCTCTACGAGAACTTCCTAACGGAAGTCTTGCAGGTGGGCTCGGAAACCTCGTCCTGGCTCTTCATTCTCTACTCTTACAGGTGGTGGCTGACACGAGACCAATCGGTCTCTGTCGGCTGGCACCTTAAGGAGTTGCGTATGGAGATGGTCCGGAAGTTCGTCCCCACGAGCGTCCTCTACGAGGTCGCCCGGAAGGACGAGTTCTGGACCGTGTAGGCACCATGAGACGTAGGCTATGGAAGGATTACCTTGAGTAAATCTCAGGGGTCCTTGAAAAGCCTGACGTCACTCTGGTCCAGTGCAGCCAATGAATTGGCTGTACGATGCCGCACTAGCGCCGCTTTCGACATAAAATATGTCGAAAGTCGGACCAAACACGAGGGGTTATCGTTTTTAGCGATTTCCCTGGCGGACTTTGGAAAAGCTGTCCAAAAATGGCTTAACCAAGGTTTCGTCGTCCCTTCGGACGCTTCATCTTTTAAGATGAACCGTCTTACTGGTCTCCCTGCTTTTATGCAAGGTTTCCTTGGACGTGTGTTTGATCCTGCCAGTGGTGCACTTTTGGATGATCCAGACATCGAATCAATCTACGCGATACGTCAGCTTACGCTGATGTTCTCGAAGATAGGTCTCCCACCGGACCCTTCCCAGGGTAACCGGTCTCGGGTGGTAACACCCGAACGGGAGCGCCTAGCGATGGCTGAATACATTCAATGTGAGCATGATGTCAAGGCCGCGGATGCACGCTTGGATCCTCTTTATATAGAGGATTTTAAGCGTATAAGCGCGATGCTATTTGGCGAATTATTTGCCAAAGTAGATAGAGATATCTACTGGGGACGGCTAGTCCCTAAGCATGGTCCAGGCGCTGTCGCTGATCGACTTAGTAGTAATGCTAAGTGGAATCAACGGTCCTGGCCCGCTCGTCTTCAGCCTTATTTTCCAGCTGAAGAGTTCCTTATTCCTAATCTCAAGCCTGAATATCAGGAAGAGTTAGGTGAGGATCTTGACATCATCGAACCCGGTTCGGAGATTCCCGTTAGGGTGATCACCGTTCCTAAAACGCTCAAAACGCCTAGAATCATTGCGATTGAGCCGACTGCGATGCAATATACGCAGCAGGCTCTTTTGCGTTCGATTCTAAGCGCGGTTAAAGAGGATGGTTTCCTCTACCGTGCTATCGGTTTTGACGACCAAGAACCCAATAGGGTTATGGCTCGTTCCGGATCCCTCAGCGGGGATCTGGCCACACTCGATCTGAGTGAGGCTTCCGATCGCGTTTCGAATCAGCATGTACGGTACTTGCTGGAAGACTACCCCTATTTGTGCGGGGCGGTCCAAGCCTGCAGGTCTCGAAAGGCTGATGTACCTGGTCATGGCGTTATTCGCCTGGCCAAGTTCGCGTCTATGGGTTCAGCTCTCTGCTTCCCTTTTGAGGCCATGGTCTTCTTGACCGTGATCTACATGGGGATAGAGAGGGAGCTAAGTGCCCCGCTCTCTTGGAGGACGGTTGTCAATCGTTTCTCCAAGCAGGTGCGAGTTTTCGGGGACGATTTGATTGTCCCACGAGAACATGTGCTGAGCGTGATCGACGAACTCGAGAATTTTGGTTTTCGGGTTAACGTCGGCAAGTCCTACTGGATCGGAAGATTCAGAGAGTCTTGCGGTAAGGAGTACTATGATGGCAATGACATATCTATCGTCAAAGTCCGTCAGGTACTTCCTACCTCACGCCAGGACGCTGACGGAGTAATCTCCGCAGTTGCACTCCGCAATCAGGCCTATTGGTCTGGTTTGTGGAGTGTGGCTCGGTGGTTGGATGACTACCTAGGAAAGTTACTAAAGTTCTTTCCGAACGTAGCTCCAACCTCTCCGTTATTGGGCAGGGAGTCAGCTCTCGGATACCAATTCGAGACTCTGTCTCCATACACGCATAGCCCCCTAACCAAGGGCTACTACGTGCGTGCCAAATCCCCTCCGGATCCATTGGAAGGGACTGGTGCCCTACTCAAATGCCTCATTCGGGAGAACCCTGAACTCTCTGGATTAAGTCCACGAGAGTTGAAGAGCTCCCTCATTAGCATTGCCAATGCTGATGATGAGCATTTGGAGCGTTCTGGACGCCCCGAGCGCGTCAG